AGATGGTGTAGATTATGAAGTAAAAATAAGGTTTAACATTGATGATTATGTAAGAGCTAGATACTTTAGGATTGACAAGTTTCCATGTCATAAGGCTGAACATAGTCAGAGATGCTTTCATTTTTATGAAAACTTTAAATCAGTTAAACAGAATAAGTATTTAAAAAATGTCTTAAATCTAATTAAAAAATATGTTGAGAAAAATATTGACACCTCAACTTACTGTTATAACACCGAATACAAGGCGGTGATGGATAATAAATAAAAATAAGTGGGATAAATTCCCACTTTTTTTTATTTTATTTGGTTATTACATAATAAATGTCTATATTTGTCCCTAAGAAAAATGTAAAAGATGGAAATTAAAAGAATTTTTGATGAAATAGCTAATACTTCTGGTAACAACGCTAAGATGGATGTGCTTCGTAAGTATAAAGACAATCAACTACTTCAAAAGGTATTATATTTAATCAAGTCTAAAAGGGTTAAGTTTTTCATTAAACAAATACCTGAATATACTCCTTGGGGCTCTAATTCTAATTATTCGCTATCAGAAGCTGTTAATGATTTAAAAGTCCTTAGTAATAGAGAAGAAACAGGTCAATCGGCTGTAGCCTATCTTAAGCAGACTTTAGAAAATTTATCGACCGATGACGCTTATATCATTGAGAGAATTATTGATAAAGACCCTAAGATTGGTTTAGGTAGGACTTTTATTAATAAAGTAATTCCTAATCTTATTGAAAAAACACCATATCAAGGTGCTAAGTCTTTCAGTGAGAAGTTAGCTAGAAAAATTTTCAAAGATTATGGTTATGCGTATAGTGATGTTAAGATGGACGGCCGTTATGCTAATGCCATTATTCAATCTGGTCAAGTAGAATTCGAATCAAGACAAGGTGAAACAACTTACATTCCAGTAGATTCTCTATTAATTAGAGAGTTATCTAAATTTGGTGATGGTGTACTAAATGGTGAATTAACTATAATTAATGATGATGGTTCGACAATGGATAGGTACACGTCTAACGGTATTATAGCTTCGATAGTAGATATCGAGGGTTGTGGTAAAATGGGTGATAGAAATGATGAAGATACCTCTAAAAAGTTATCTGCGTTCAGAAAGAAGCATGGTGATTTTAAAGAAGCTGTCGACAAAATAAGATATACAGTGTGGGATTCAATCACATTAGAAGACTACTTCAATAAGAAGTCAGATATTGAGTATAGAAAGCGTTTAGATTATCTATTCAAAAAGACACCTATATTAGAATGCACTAGAGTTGCAATGGTAGAACGTCTTAAGGTTTATTCATATGAAGAGGCTATGACTCACTTCCAAAAGATTTTGTTGAGAGGTGAAGAGGGTACTATATTGAAAGCACCTTTGGCCACTTGGAAGGATTCTAAACCACCGTGGCAAGTAAAAATGAAGCTTGAAATGAATATTGACCTTAGAGTTGTCAGTTTTGAGTATGGTGATAAAGGCACTAAGAATGAAGATGTATATTCGAGAATTAATCTTGAGTCATCTTGTGGGGAACTAAAGACAAAAGCCTCTGGTATGTCTGAAGCTATGATGAAAGATATTACTAACAGAGCTGATGAATTAATAGGGACCGTAGTTGAAATTAGATGTTGTGGGTTATCGCAGAATTCGAATGGCGATTGGTCAACATTACACCCATCTGTAGTTGAACTGAGGGATGACAAGGATACTTGTGATTCATTAGAGAGTGGTAAAGAGATTGAGGCAATGGCAAAAGGATTAACTAAAGCACTATCGTAATGAGTTGGTATGCAATAGTAATAATATATTTAGCTGGTTTCACAGCTAGTATTAAGTTTCTAGGTAAATACGGCGATAAAATAGGTCTTGGTGACTATGATGAACCCAAAACTTACGCTACTATGGACGATTACAGCTCCAATGCTGAAGCTTGGACTATGTTCAGCATATTTTGGCCAATATTTTTTATAATGTTAATATTTCAACTTATAATACAAGGATTAATTAAGTTAGTTAAACATCTAACAAAATAGTAATGTTATGTGTGTTAAATTATCAGAAGAACCTAGTGTATTTGGGTCACTAGAAAGTACCAACAAAGAGCCATGTACCAAAGAAGGTATTGTCACTAGGAACTCAGGTGAATATAGTGTAGATGATTTTAAACATAACGTTTTCAAATATGTAAGAAAAAACCATGTTAATACTGACACCCACTGGACCAAAAATTGGGAACGTGCTAAGTTATCATGGGAAGTATAATCAATAAATAAATAAAGTGAAATGAAAAAATTTAGTAAGTTCCCAAAAATTGGGCAATTTAGACAAACAGTGAAAGAAGCTAAACTAAGAAACTCTTACATTGGTAAGGATGATGATGGTGAACCTATCTTTGACAAAACAAAGGCAGCACCAGTAATCAACTTCAAGGGTACGGTAAAGTTACACGGTACAAACGCAGGTGTAGGTCATACCCCTGAAGATGGTATCTGGGCGCAATCTAGAAATGACATTATTACTGTAGATAACGATAATGCTGGGTTCGCCAAATTCGTTCATAGTAATGAAGAAACTTTCATTGAATTAATGAATGAGATTAGAGTAGAGAACTCAAAAATAGGCGTTAAAGATGCGGTTTACATTTTTGGTGAATGGGTAGGTAAATCAATCCAAAAAGGTGTTGCTATTTCTCAGTTAGAAAAAAGCTTCTTCATTTTTGATGTTAAGGTGGTGCCAGAAGATGAGTCTGAACCATACCACTTAGACTCACATTACCTAAAATCCAAAGATAACAAAATCTTTAACATTGAAGACTTTGAAACTTATGAGATGGAAATCGATTTTGAGCAACCTGAGAGCGCTCAAAACAAATTAGGTGAGCTAACCATGCAAGTTGAAGAAAAGTGTCCTGTGGCCAAAGAATTTGACTTTGAAGGTGTAGGTGAGGGTATTGTATGGTCAGGTAAGTTAGGAAATCACAATCTACTGTTTAAAGTGAAGGGTGAGAAGCATAGTGTTTCTAAAGTAAAAACCTTAGCTAAGGTAGATACGGAAAAACTTAACTCTATCAATGAGTTTGTTGATTATGCCGTAACAGAAAACAGATTCAACCAAGCATTAGGTGTGGTCTTTCCAGATGGTAATATTGATATCAAAAAATTAGGTGATACAATCAAGTGGGTTGTTAGCGATGTACTAGCTGAAGAAAGCGATGTACTAAAAGATAATAATCTTGAACCTAAAGATATCGGTAAATACGTAGCTGCAAAGGTTAAAAAAATGTTCTTTGCGGAGTATAATAAATTCTAAATATGTTAAAACACAAAAAATAACGGTGTTTTAAGTAAATAAAACCACAAAGCCTTGTTTATTCTAAGGTTTTGTGGTTTATTTGTTGTATAAAAAAGATATATGAAAAACGGAGTATACAAACTAAAAAAAGATGCAAAGTTAAGCAACGGAGTTGAGTTTAAAAAGGGTCAAGAATTTGAAGTTGTTGATACCGTGGTCTACATGGGTGGTCATCCATTAGATTTTAGAGCGCAAAACATGGTTTTATCTTGGATGAAATCTAATAAAGAACTTTTTATTAACGATACTAGAAATTTTTAAATATGCATAAAAAAGCAAGTTTATATAAATGGTGTTGTGACCACAAATTAAGACCAACCGATGTTAAAGATGAAGATTCTTTTATGTTAGATGAAGTATCGTATAAAGAGTTTGAGTTGTTCATAGAGGAAGCCAAGTCTAACTATAGACTTATATATGGAGAGCTTCCAAATAAACCTGAAAAGTATTTGGAGTATAAGATGTATGGGTTGGTCCCATATAACATATCTGACACTCAAAAAGGAATTCAATTTGACCACGCTAAAGATAATTATGTGGTCGAATACGGAACCGATGTAAGGTATAAGAGGTTTTTAAAAGAATGGAAAACGACTATTATACTAAATGGCGGTACTTCAAACGAAGGTCATACTATTAGACACGGTTTTAGGGATATAACTTATATTGGTACTATGCAAGAGCATTTAATTACCCTTAAAAATAATAACATTAAAGTATCTACATTTTATGAACCAGACCTTAACTCTATGTTAAGCGCCATTGTGTTCTTAGTGGATGAAAGAGTTTTTAATAAAAAACTTTACCCAGACTTTACCTTTGATGAATTACCTGAAAATGTAAGTAATCTAGAAGCTAGTAAATGGGAAATAGATAAAGTACATTCTTATCAAAAATGGGTGTCTCTAGTTGGAGGTGAAAGTAACGTCTTTTTAAGAGAGTTCCTTAAAGATATGAAATTAGCTTAAAAGTAAATATATGGAGAATAAAAACAAGAATAAAAAGGGTAGTTTTAAAAACCTTACTGATGAAGATAAGGATTACATTAGAATGACCTATTACGATGACGAACTTAAACATGTTGAGAAGATGGAAATCTTAGGCTCTAAGTTCGGTGTAACTGGAAGAACCATTAGGAACTGGTGGTTAAATAAATTGAATTTAGAAAAACCACATTCTAGATTACCAACTCAGTTACAGGAGGCTCGTATGAAAAACTTACCTCTTGATACTGATGTATTAGCGGTAACGTCGGCCCAAAATGAGACGCCAATAAATAGAAAACAATTGGCTTCGATAATGCAATATAAAGATTTCTTGAAAAAGGAGTTATCTAAAGAGTTAAATTTAGCTGTTATACCAGTTAGGTATAGAAACCCTACAACTCCAACTGAGGACCAGAACAAGAAAAAAGATATGTGGTGGGTAGATGAAGTAAGAGAAAACATCTATTATAACAAAATTGAATTCGGTGACACAACTGTTGCGGCAGATACCCACGTGTCACCAACAGCAACAATGCCATTGAGTGGCTTGGATTCACTAACTGATGATGGTCATTTAGTGGTAGGGGCTTTCAGAATACACTTTAAGACTCAAGCTAGAGTAAGAAACACTCCACTTAGAACGATGTGTACCACAGGTTCGATAACGAGGAAAAATTACTCTAGAAGTAAGGCAGGTGATAAGGCCTCAATCCACCATTCATATGGGTTTACAATTATAGAACTTAAAGAAGACGGCACTTGTCATGTACCTAGAAACATATACGTTACTGACGATGGTGAGTTTACGGATTTATGTTACAAGGTAACACCAGAGGGAGTCACTAAGATTAATGCTACTGAAGCTTTAATATGGGGTGATATTCACAACGAAGTTTTAGATGAAAATATATATAATAAAACTAAAGAGTTGTGTACTAAACTGAATCCAAAAGTACATGTATTGCACGACGTTCTTGATGGTGCTAGGTTTAATCCTCATGAAAGAAAAGATACATTTGTTTTAAGGCGTAAGATTATGCAAAACAAATTTAAAATTAAAGAAGAGGTTGATAGTGCTGTAGAGTTTCCTAAAAAACTACTAAGTGATTGTGGTGGTAGTAAAGCATATGTTGTGCAATCTAATCACGATGAGTTTTTAGATAGGCACATCACCGATATGAACTGGAAAAAGGATTTACATAACTCACCAGCGTATTTAGAATATGCTATGATTCAGCAAACTGTTGATTTAGAGCAGTATGGTAATATATTTGGTTACTTGATACACAATAAGTATGAGGATAGTGACGAAATAAAGTACCTTAAATACGGTGACCAACTTAAAGTGAAAGGGTTCAACTTGGCTATGCACGGTGACCATGGTACAAATGGTTCCAGAGGTACAATAACCCAATACAAGAGGTTTAATTTTAAGATGATACATGGCCATAACCATTCACCAATTATCATGGACGGTGTAACTTCTGTAGGACTTACAGCTGACGTTAACCAATACTACACTAGAAAAGGTATTAGTACTCACGCTTATGGTCACGCTTTAGTACATGAGAATGGAAAACGTCAACTATTGGTTTTCGATAATAATGGTGAAATATCAGATTTGATTTAAATTTTAAAGTAATTATGTCTGATATTAAAAATAAAATCTTATCTTTGTTTCATGAAACAGACATTTAAAATAAAAGGTAGGTTGGTTTTTGACCCACCAGACATTACTAGCAAACATTCAAGGCAAAGTAACTGGAAGAAAGTTGCTTTCCTTGAGTTTGATGGTGACATTAAAAAATACTATCGATGGTTTGTTAAGAAGCGTTACAATCTGCATTTAAGTGAATCTATAAGAAAAGCTCACGTAACTTTTATAAACGATAGTCATAGAGACTTGGGTGAAAACTTAAGTAAGTGGAATAAAGTAAAGAAAAAGTGGAATGGTAAGACTATTGAGATAAAGTTATCTACAGATGTGCGCTCAGACGGCGTTTACTGGTGGTTAGTTGTACCTGAAGAATCTAGAGGACAACTACACTCAATTAGGAAAGAAGTTGGCTTATATAGACCTCATTTTGGTTTACACATGACTTTTGGTGTTGCCGTTAACACAAAAGATGATAGTTTAGAAGGGAATGCTTTGAAAGCTACTAGGCAAACTGAAGCCCATTCTAAATATATTGTTGATTCACTAATTAAAAATTTAATTGAATGAATAAAACACCAGTAAAAAAGAGCGTTGTTATGTTGATAGATAACAATGGGAAAACAACTAGCTTTAATAATTTAAAAGATGTTAAAAAGTTTTTTAATGTACAGTTCTACGAAAAGTATGAACAATTTAAAGATACACTAACTGATGAAAATAAGTTTTTAAAGTGGGTAAACACTGAAACGGGTTATGAAACATTAAAAGTTTCATATATTAAATACTAAAAAAAAAGCCTCTATAAAAGAGGCTTTTTTTTTTAATCGATGTTTTTGATTAGTTCTTTAATCACTGCGTAGTTCATGTAAATAAACAACCCAGCGCAAGCTCCACCTAAAAAGGTACCTACTGAGCCTCCAATAAATAATAATGAAGCAGCACATCCACCTGCCCATCCTAGGTTTTCTAAACCTGTAGCTTTAATCCAGTCTTTAATTTTCTTTACCATAATGTATTGTTTTTTTTATAGTAATAAATATCATTGAAAAAAGTAAAATATCATAAAATTATCACATAAAGCTTTGTGTATTAATATTATTGTCATTATATTTGCACTAAATAATTAGAAACATGGTCATTAAAGAAAACGGATTAAGGTACGCAAAACTAGTTCATGTCTCAGTTGACAACGGCTTAACATCTCAAAGTAACAAAGTTTATATCATGGAACGTAAAACCCATCCCATCGCCTATGGCGTGGGTGGGTAGTTCACAACGCTAAACAATGTACAATTGCTTACCTAATAGAATTTGAATGACATGAAAACAATGAAAACAATGAAAACGTACAAAAATAAGGTATTTTATTTATGCGTAATGAAAGGTGAGTTTTGGGTTAGGTTTTATCGCCCAGCTAGATTAAGAGGGAAGGGTTTTAGGGTCATAAACACCAAGAAAAAGAAACTAAGATTTTCTGAGAGACATAATTATACAAAAACCTTTTCGATATTTAATTATAATTTCAAAAAATTAAAACGAAAAAAGCTTGTTACTTAAATATAAAATTGTATATTTGCAATTATTAACTTAATTTCTATTAAAATGAAGACATTAAAATTATTCAACGCCGTATTAGCTAAAGATAGTAACGTAAGACCATTTATGTCACTAGAAGGGTTCATTATTGAACCTAGTGCTATGTGGGCCAAAGATGAAATCCTTAAGTATTATAAGGAAGAGAAATTAAGTGGTAATGATTTGAATAAAACATTCCACAAGTCTTGGGAGAAAATACAGTCATCATCAAGATTTGAATTACTAATTGAGCAACTTACTCATTACATTTCAACTTACGGAAGTAATTTTGGTAGTGAGGCTTATATACCAAATGAGGTACTAGAGGTGCCAGACGTGGAGTTAGTCTTTAAAGTCATTAAGGGTTACAGTAAAGAAGAAATGACAAAGAAGTGTCTTAATCTTTTAAAGTCTGGTATAGCTTTGACAGAAGAAACAGTTGATGACATTATCAGTGTTTTGGTTGATACTTTGGACTATACCTTCACTGGTAACGAGAACTTTAAAAATAAGGAGGTTATTGCTAAGATAGCTGACCAGTATGGTATCTACCCAAAAGACCCAGTTGAGTTTTTCAGATATGTCTTTTATAAGACAACAGGGGAGACCTTACTTATAAAAAATGAAAGTGCTATAAGTGCAATTGAAAGAAGTTCTTATAACCCAACACTTGATTTCAAGAAATTTGGGTTAGAAAGGTTGTCTGAAATATTCAATAGATTTAAACCTTTGTTCTTAGCTTATAAAAACAGGGTACCAAAAACTATTAACAGGATAAGTAAGTTATCTAAGAGGTATCATAAACCTATGGTAACCAATCCATTGAACTTAGCCACTAGTTCACGTCTAACTAAAGAAGATTTACACTGGTTAGATAATGCAACACCATTTGCGTTGTTTAAAGCTTTATCGGCTTGTTATACGAGGATAAACAACCAAGACACGTTTGTGTACAGAATCAGAAATGGTAAATCTTGGGCAACTGAGTCTAATAAAAGCTTCAATAACCCAGTGGTGCATGATAATTATGATTTCATAATTTCTTACATGAAAGATAGGTTGAACTTAAAAGGTAAAAAATTCTTTATACCTCATGATGTTAAATACGGTCTACCTACATCTGAGAAGATGTTTGTAGGTAATATCCCAACAGGTACTAAATTTTACGGTGAAAAATTAGCAGTTGGAATATATTGGGAAAATTCATGGGGTGCTAATGACTTAGATTTATCTGGCCTTAATATAGGTGGTAAGGTAGGGTGGAACTCATCTTACAGTCAGAGAGGTGGTTTAATGTTCTCAGGTGATATCGTTGATGCCCCTAACGGTGCAGTCGAGTACTTGTACGCTAATAAAGGTCTCAGTGCACCTACACTGGTACTTAATAATGTATTTCGGGGTAACTCAGTTTCTGGGTTCAAAGTAATAATTGGTAAAGGTAGTGATATAGATAAAAAGTATATGATGGACCCTAATAAATTATTAGCTGAAATGAAAACAGAGACGGTTGGTAAACAAACAGCCTTAGGTATAATGATACCTGAAGTTGAGCAACAATCATTTATATTACTGAATTTTGGTTCTGGGTCCAGTAGTGTTTCTCTTAATGCTAATACCTCCAAACTATTAACTAAAGGGTTGTATCAACAATGGAAAAATCCATTATCATTAAATGAGTTATTAGTTGAGCTAGGTGCTACCTTAACAGATTATAAAGAAGAAGAAGGTATAACTGACCTATCATTAGATACTCTAGAAAAAGATACATTAATTAAAATATTTGAGTAATGCTTAATTATTATACGATGTTTGTGTTAGGAACAACAGCTGTGTTTTATAATATGAGCGTAAAACCCATCCATCGGAACGTGGATGGGATGTAAGCGACAAATGTAGTGATTAACCTTGACTTAAAATATACTGACGAATGGTATCAATTAAATAAAATTACGAAATAAATTAATTATGGGAGGAAGAGCATTAAAAAACGTAGAAACAAGAAGGTACTCTAGAGAAGAGTTTGATACAGTAAGTAAAAAGCTTGTTGATACTCTATCTGAAACCTTTGAACAAGTCGACGTACCTCTATTTTACACAAATAAAGAATCATTTGGTGACATCGATATTATTATAAGTAACGAAGATGTAGAGGGCGAAGAATTGGATGGGTCATTTGTTAGGGAATACATAGAAGTAAACTTTAACCCAAATGAGATTTTCCATAATGGTAACTCTTGGTCCTTTGATTATAAGGAAGTTCAAGTAGACTTAATCTTAGTAGACGCAGATGACTTCGATTCAAACTATCATTATCTAGCTTATAATGACCTAGGTAATTTTATAGGTAGATTAGCTCAATCAATTGGTGTTAAGTTTGGTCAAGAAGGTTTATGGTACAATAGATACGGTAAGGACAATAGCACCAAACATAAGATAATGATATCTAAGGATTATCGAAAGATTTATTCCTTTTTAGGTTTAGATTATGATAGGTTTTTAGAAGGGTTTGAAGGATTAGAAGATATTTTTAAGTTTATAACAACCTCACATCTATTTAACCCTGAAAGGTTTAAATTAAGTAACCTTAATAAAGTAAATCGTGAGAGAAACCTTAAAAGAAAATCCTATATGTCATTTTTAGAATACATAGAGGGTATGGACCCTAATCATGATTATGATAAGGAATATATTGAGGTAACTAAAGAAAATATAATTGACATACTGATAGACCATTTTCCTGAGGCTAATATCAAGTATTATCTAGCGGTAATTGATTATAAAGAGGCGGTAGATAAATTGGTTAAATTAAAATTTAACGGTGGTATGGTTAAGGATAAGTATAATCTGGAAGGTAAAGAAATAGGTGATGCTATTAAGGCATTTCAAGAATACATTAACACTGTATACGTTGAATGTGAAATAGGTGATAACTTTAACAACTACATCATTAATACTTCAGGGTATAAAATCTGGAAAACCTTTGAAATAGTCAATATAATTAAATAAATGGGTTACCAAGTTCATTTAACATTTGAAAGTTATCATGTAAAGATTGACACTCAGAAATAAAATTCTGGGTGTCTTTATTTTCAAGTTGAAACCATTCACCCTTCATTCTCTTATCGCTGTATGTTCTATGCATTACACTTTCAAGTTTTCTAAAATATTCAGATTTAAATTCAGCCACAACTTTAATTTCCTCAGCATTACCTGTTTGAAGTTCTTTAACCCTGCTGGTACTCTTTCTTGTTGTAATACCAATTTTATAATTTCCGTTACCGTCTTTTAGTAAATAAATGATTCCCATAAAGTTCACTTTTAGATGATGTTAAGTATAGACATTAAGGATAAAAAGTAAAGGTGTAACCCTTGTTTTTAGGGTATAAATATTGTATCTTTGCTACATGATTAAACGCATTTTTGGAACCTTCAAAAGGTTCATCAACCACGACAACGGAACAAGAACAATAGTATTTAATAAATTAGTCGATGACTTTGGTAGAGAAATAAAAGGTGAGAGATTCATTAACAACGCCATGGTAATATCATGTATGAATTTAAAATTTGGTGATAGATACATGATTAAATATGGTGACGTTAAAGACGGCATACTACTTGACATATCTCAAACGAAAAAGGTTTATAAAAATCCTAGGTGTGATGTATTCAGGAAATTCAAAGACGAGTATCACATAATTAGTGGTAGATATAGAGGTAAGAAGCATTATGACTTGGACCGAGAAGAAATGAGAGATTATTGCATATGGCTTGGTCAGAATACTGATAATGAAATGACAATAAGAAATGTGTTAAGTATCTTAAAAAAGATAACGACCTAAAGATAAGTGAACATAATTTACAACTATTTATAATAAATAGAAATTTTAATAAACAATATGGATAAAAGTTTTTTAGATAAAGAAGAGTGCCCTACAATTGATGAACTATTCGGTTTATTTTTCAATATAGATGATACTGATATCATAAAATCATTAAGGACTAAACTTTTGAGCGGCCCTGAGGAAGTGATTGGATTAGGTAAACCTAAGGATATAGAAGACATATCAGGTGCCGTTTGGATAGCAACTAAAATAACGTGGGATACAATAGCTGGACCAAAATATCTAGTGATTGTTAGTAAAGCTTCAGAAACTCACCCATTCACTGACGGTATATTTGAAAATTTACTTCATTACCCACTTACTGATATGACAAAAGAGATGATTTACACAAGTAGTAATGATATAGTAACGAACAATTCTTCAAACAATATCATAGACATTAGTTACGATATAATGGAAGAGGAGGATGACTATCCAGTTAACAATGAAGACTACGAAAGACTTTTAAATGACGCAGTAGAAAAAGAAGATTTTGATGAAGCGGCCAGACTTAAGAAGTGGAAGGACGGGTTAGATGAACTATTAGAAGAGTTGAAGCCTAAAATAAATAAAGCACTAAGTGAAGGTAATTTAAGTGCTTTAGACAATAATTACAAATTAATAAACACTTACAGAAGAAATATAAATAATCAAAGTAACTGATAACCAAATAGTTATAAATTAATTTGAAAAAAAGTCTAAAAAACCTTTGTTTAAGTGAAATGTTTTAGTATATTTGTACTATATATTAATAACAAAGAAGCGAAAGCTCAAAATAAAAAGTAAAATGAAAAATTTAGTTAACTTATTATCTTTATGTCTGTTGGTGGTAGTCACCAGCCCATCGAGCTATGCAGTTAACTCAAGTTATTTTTCATGATAACATAAAAGTACAACTAAGTAAAGCTCGATAGAAATATCGGGCTTTTTTTTTGCCTATGTGCCTGAGTGGTCGAAAGGGGCGGTCTGCAAAACCTATTTTTAAAATGTGTAAGTAATCAAGTGGTCCAAGATAGAAGGTTGCAACCCTGAAAGTCGTCAGTTCGAATCTGACCTTACACTCACTAATTGCAAAAGTTTTTACATCAGTTCAAATCTGATAGACGCCTCGAAGGTGATATGACAGGGCTTATGCTAGTTCGCTTGGGTCAGACAAACGTTTAGTCGGAGGTTCGATTCCTTCTATCATCACTAAAATGCTCCTATGGCGTAATGGTAGCGTCTTTCTTTTACATGGAAAGGGTAGTGGTTCGATTCCACTTGGGAGTACTGCATGGGGATGTGGTGAAACTGGTAAACACGCAGGTTAAAATAATCTTGTGCTCCGAAAGGGGCTTGTGGGTTCGACTCCCACCATCCCTACAAAGGTTTTCGCAAGGTTTTTCCTTTAAAAAATAACTTGCAAATTATTGTCGACAAATAATTCCTTTGGTAGTTGGGTGTAACAATTAACTATCAACATAGTTCCATAGCTCAGCTGGTTCAGAGCAATTCTCTTACAAGGAAAAGGTCGGGGGTTCGAATCCCTCTGGAACTACAATACAGTCTAACCAACTGGGATGATGAAAAAGTGAATTGGTGACTCATGGCGTTTTGTTGGTAATTTAAGTAAAAGTTTCTCGGTGGAGAAATTGTAGGTTCAAGTCCTACCCAACAATCAAACACCCCTATGGCGCACGCTGGAATGCGCATCAGGTTTAAGCCCTGACGTTCGCAGGTTCGATTCCTGTTAGGGGTACTATGAATACACATACGTTTGAAATAAAGGAAAGGGATTGGCAAGCTTCTAAGTTCAGAACTAGAGGCTGGGAAAAGCGTGTAAATATAGTAAGATGGGAACACGATTACGAAAACGAGATGTACTTCATAACAATAAAAACAAAATAAGGCGCTGTGCCGAACGATGGAATACGGTGTGGATTTAGACCCCACAATTTCGAGGGTTCAATTCCCTCCAGCGTCACAAAATTATTGTGTTATTATCTTTATCTTTGATTTTTTATTTATATATTATGGTAAATAAAAAGATATTATGACACAAGAACAGAAAGCAGAAAGATACGATAATTTAGTTGCAGAAGCAGACGTAGTTAATAGAGAATTATCGAAACTTAAATCCCAGAATGCAGGGGTTAACACTAAATCAGATGAATACAACAAAAGAGTTCAACACCTAAATAATAAATTATCATTCTTAGAAGCTGAGCTTCAAAAACTGTACTTATAAAAGCGTTTTGATTTGGGAAGCTCAGATGATTTACAGAAGAAGGAACTTATAGAAGCGTTAGAAGCGACGTATCCAATAAGAGACAAATTACAGAAAACATTAATAGAGACTTATAATGAAGAACTACTAACAAAAGTAGTTGAATTAAATCACATTATAGAAGATGCTGAGAACGTATTAAAAATTATTTCTCAAAAAGTAATTCATAATTGATTTATAATCAAAGGGTTACAGATTAATTTGAAAAAAAGTGTAAAAAACCTTTGTTTAAGTGAAATGTTTTAGTATATTTGTACTATATATTAATAACGACACAACAAATTGTGTTACAAAAAAAAATAAAATGAAAAACTTAATTAACATATTTGAATTTGATTTCTTCGCAGCCGAGGCCGATTTTGGTTTGGGAGGGATGAGAATTGCCGATATCGAAAGTTAAGTTAGATAAAGATAACTAATAAGATAAAGCTCTCATCCAAAAGATGAGAGTTTTTTTGTTATAAACGGAATGTAGGTCAAATGGTTAAGATGTCTGGCTGTCTCCCAGTACGGAACGGGTTCGACTCCCGTACATTCCGCTAAAATTAAAACGGTCTACTGGTGTACTGGTAGCAGTATCAGCCTGTCACGCTGAAGGAGAGGGTTCGATTCCCTCGTAGACCGCAAAATAATTGTTCATTGACATACTAAAGTAATTAAAACGCTACGTTCTTTCAAATATTGGTTAATATGGTACGGAAGCAATTATGGTTAATGCGTTCGGTTGAAGCTCGAAATAAGAGAGTTCGATTCTCTCCTGTACCACTAATTAAAAACAACATTGGGTCGGTAAGCCCTTTAGAGATTGCTATCACTGGTGTGACGTGGGTTCGATTCCACCCTGTCCCACAATTAAATAGCCCCATCGACAAGCGGTTAAGTCATCACCCTTTCACGGTGAAGTCACGGGTTCGAATCCCGTTGGGGTTACTATTAATCAAAATGATTTGCTTATGAAACTAGGTGTTCTTTATAAAAATGGTAAGATTGTAAACCATCGTTCATTACTTAAAGTAATTCTAAACCCACTGTTGAGATACTTTGGGTATTATATTGGTAGTATTTGTGAAAATAATGATATTATTGGTATTAAAATGGTAAAAGGTAGAAAAGATAAAATGGGATTTCAACTCCCATAATGATTACGATAAGATAGTTAAAAAAGATTACTATTTTAATTTGGGGGTGCATGAACCAAGGCAAGGCGAGTTTGGCTTGCAACCAGACTGAGACGGGTTCGATACCCGTGACCTCCACAAAAACAATTACTAAATTGGGACAAGTTAAGCCTCTGGTATGTGAAGTCTTATACTACGTAACTTGGTCACGGTAGACATTATGCATGATGATTCTACCCAAAACGCTGCCGTCGTCTAAATAGGAGTAGGACACCACCCTTTCAAGGTGGGAGATGCCAGTTCGAGTCTGGTCGGCAGTACTATATTTGCAGATAGAAGGTATTTAATTACCGAGGGTATGTCGTCTAACAGGTAGGATAGCTCTGAGCGAGATGTGGGTTCGACTCCCTCCGTATCCTAGAAATTAAATTGATTAGTCGTATAGTGGCAGAGTACGCTCGGACTAGGGTAGTCGGGAGTTCAAATCTCTCTTTAAAATGGGACGTAATTCCACACCGAGAGGCATTGGTTCGAATCCAATCTAATCTTCAAAAATAATTAATAAGATTGTCATTAGCTTGGTAGTCTTATTTTTTTTGTGTATATTTGGATTATAAATCGAACCAACATAATTTAAAACGTGAATGATTGACATTATCAAGTTATTAATTGAATTCGGTGTAGACTTCAATTATGAAATCAAGAATAATGATAAGGAGAGTTTAATATCGAACCAAATTGGTTTAATATTAAAAAAAGAAAAAAACAATTTTCATTTTACCCATAGAACATTTAACCATCAATTCAATGATGAAGAAGAGGAGGTTTTATGTATTGAACCTATGGTTAAAGAAATATGTATTGAAGAGATAAACTAATAGCATGGCAGAGAAATTTAGAGTAATAATAGCTGGCGGTAGAGACTTTGATAATTTCAGGTTTTTATGTAAGACATGTATGCATATGTTACAAAATAAAGAAAATGTTACAGTAGTATCTGGGTGTTCTGAAGGTGCTGACAAATTTGGAGAAAAATTTGCTAAGTTCATAGGCTATGAAATCAAAGAATTTCCAGCCAACTGGAATGAGTTTGGTAAAGCCGCTGGACCTATTAGAAATAGACAAATGGCTGAGTACGCAGACGCTTTAATCGCTTTCTGGGATGGTGAGTCAACTGGGACCGCAAACATGATTGAAGAGGCTGAAAAACGCAATTTAAAGGTTATTGTCAAGAAATACAAAGTAGAGAAAATAGAAGAGAAGCCTTGGTATGAACAATAAATGACATTAAATGCGTAGTGATAAGGTATTCGTAAATAATTTAATAAAAATACTTAGTTTATTCCCCAATTATTTCATTGCAAAGTGGTTTAATGATTTCACACTAGATAAAAGTATCCGAAGTAAGAACGGTGTTATCATATTCATAGATGGTTCAATTATAAGACCTAGGAATATAGAAATTACTGATGAGGACAAGAGAATAATTTCAACTTTGGTAAAGCAAGTATACGAAAGAGATAGAGACGAAATAATCGATAAATTACTTGAAAAATGAAACTTAAGTTAACTTATATTAATGAAGAAACTGGGGTTAAATTTGTCATTAAAAACAAAGGTCCTCTAGTTTATTATCACAATTCAGATGTGCATGACCCTAAAGAGTTTGAACCTTTAACTGGTCAATTATTTAATGGTAATCAAATTGAGAGAGACTTGATTGAAACCTTTTATGGGTTGGCAGAAAGATATTACGAATAAAATAGGAATTATGAATATAAACGAGTTTGAAATAGGAGCAGAAATTGTCAGAGTAGAACCGTCTGAAAGGATTGGTGATAGAAGTTACATTGGTAGTAAACTAACCTTAAAAGCAATCGCTAACGGTTGCGTATACTTGGACAGATGCGAAGATGATGCTATGACTAAATTATTAGGTAAAAAGGGAATGGAATTACCTCTTGATATTTTCTCTAATGGTTGGGAGTATTATCAGGAGGTAGATGCAAGTGAAGAGTCTGATAAATCTAAGCTTAAATACAATTTTAAGAAAGAAGTGTAGAAAGCAGTTGATAACGGAGACTATGAGTTATTGTCTGACTTAAAGAAAATATTCGAAGAAATAACCCTAAAGTAAAAGTCAATCATGGAAATAAAAAAGGAAGATATTGAGAAAGAGCTTGGTTATGAAGTTAACAAAATAGAGCTGGAACCGTTATATGAAGATGGTAAATGCATAGGATTGAATGTAATGTTTGAACCCAAAAAAGGGGTTGGGTCTATCAACACTACATTAACAATCTGTAAGTCAGGTGGCTGTGAATTCAAATTATAACATTATGAATGAAGAAAAAGCAAATAAGGTCATAAGCGAGTTTGAGGATGAATACGATTCTTTAATTTCAGAGCTAGACAAACTTAAATATAAAAGGCTTAATAGCTTAAAAAATAAGTTTTATGATAAGTTAGAAAGTAAATTAACTTTTAAAAGGGGTGATATAATTCACAATGTAACTGGCATGATAAAATTAGATAGCTTTGAATTTGTCATAGGTTACAATGGTAGAGGTGAACAATTACCAACACGCACTATATTTAAAGGCATTAAGTATAAATGGGTTAAGGGTGGGTTTGTCACGAGAACCAAAAATAAAGAAATTGGAGAGATAAGCTATCTTAGCACCATAAAAAGAATAGATAGTTCTAAAGTTATATTATAGATATTAATCAACTTTAAATAAAGAAAAATGAGTAAAAGATGTAAATTGCAAAGAAAATACTACAAAGATTTTGGTAAGTATAAAGAGTACGGAAAGCACACAGACCATTATGTAGAGTGGCTCGAAGATAAGGTGATAACATTAAATATACCCGTTGATATAAACTGGGTGGCGATTGAAGATGAGCTCCCTGAAAGTGGAGAATGTGTTATGATATACTCTAAAGATGGCGGAGTAGCAGAAGGGGGTTTATTCAAGTGCTAAAGGACACTTTGAACAATGGAGGTGAAATACTATACAAAAGGATGTAACACATTGGAAGCCCCTTTGTGAGCCACCTTGTTTATAACGCTCTGTATATGGCAAGTAGCCTATCACAGAATTTAGAAAAAAGTAAATAAATTATAAACAAGCGATAGTTAAAAAGGCTGACAGGCTATTGCTTATACATATTGTCAGCCACCTTTTTATTATGAATTACAGATTATTACTTAGTGAAATGCTCATTGATTATTGTGAGCGCAGAGACAAAACCGAATGCGGTAAAACTTACAAGGTTTATGTAGAAATAATAAATGACCTTCAATTAGCATTGGAAATAGAGCCAAACCAAATAAGTATGGTTCAACAAGCAAGAGTTATCTTAAATGGTAACTAATGGATAGTTGTCAAGCAACGCATAGAACTTAAATAATAAAAAATTATGGAAGTAAAATGTAGACATTGTTTTGGTAGTGGAAAAGATGAAGGGGTTTACCAAGATTATACCCCAACACAATATGATGAATGTCCCTACTGTGATGGTAGCGGATTAGACCCTGCTTATAATTGGAAAGACGAAGAATAATAATTTTTTATTATGACAAATAGAAACAAAAGTTGGGATAAGCAAAAAACTAAAGCATTGAATATACCCGTTGTTGTAAAACATAGCCACTAAATAGGGCATCGCTTACTATAACATTTTTCGCCATCAGAAGGTAAATTGCATACTTTGCAAAATTTATCTTGTGGCAACGCTTTTACAACAGATAGGGTATGAAGCGGATTTTGAGGAACGAAAATTATGTATGTAATAAAAATATTGAACAGCAAACAAAAATGTTGGATTGGGAAGGTGACCCGCCAAGAACATTGAAGATTGAAAACGCCCAAACATTTAAAAGCGAAAACGAAGCTGAGGATAGGATTTTGCAAGTAAGGAAAACCCACCCATTTAAAGAAATGAGTTACGAGGTAATGAAGGTTAGTAATTTTTATTAAGCACAACGTTTAGAATATGAATTTTAAAATTACGAATTATGAGCAAGAAATTAGTTTTAAGTATACTACAAGAGTGCTATGAACAACAAGAACGCGCTAACTTAGGCGGTATTATTGGAGGTGAAGAGAATGAGAAATATGCTGAAGAAGATTTAGCACGGTATAAAAAAGCACTTGATTGGTATAGAAAGCAGAAGTAAGTAATTTTATTATTTATATTCTGCGTTGGCATCATCGTTTTAATGTGTGCCGACGTTGTTATTAACTTTTAAACCGATTAGATATGGAAAAAATTAATAGAGAATGCAAGAACGAAAAACACGTAAGGCGTGATAATAAATTTGGAATAACTTGGTGTATTAGATGCGGTAGATTATTTACTAAACCAAGTGGCAAAGAACTTACTAAAGAAGATAAAGTAAGGTTTAATTGTTTATAACAAATAGGTATATGAATAGTGCGAATTTAAAAACGAAATATTATGATAACGATTAAAAAATAATGAAACTTTAGATGATGCAATCACTTTTTTTAATAGCAAAAAGTAGCAGTATATGGATTACAACGTATATGGTATGGTGTCGTTTCGACCTTACGGTACGAACTTAATTAATAAATACAAAACTTTGAATTATGAGTAAAGACAATAAAAAAACAGAAACCGAGCAATGCACCATACCAAGTGTTGTAGGGCAAAGCGAACAGTTAAAATGCGTTTGGTGTGGTAATGACGAAAGCAAGGATATACTTCCTCAACTTTGTAATGAGTGTTTTAAAAAAGGATGTAAAGCATTTTAATTGCCTACAACGTACACGTGTATGAGTAGTGGCTTTAAATGAGCCGAAAGATTGAATTATTAACTGAGCCTTTTTTCTTTTATTTTGAGCGAGGCAAATGCCGATAGGCAAATATTTACAAAGATATGAC